CACCACAGCAACTACAACGCACGGCGCAGCATCAAGAGCCACAGTAAGAGGCGTGCTGCGATAGCTCGTGGCAACAACGCTGCGGCACGGTTGAGGCGCAAGGTACGAGCCATCATCAAGAGTGGTGAGCTTGTGCGCTGTGCCCACTGTCCTGGGTTGTTCCTTGGTAGCGCCGTGGATATCGACCACATCAAGCCCCTTGCATTGGGTGGCGACGACGTGGACGAGAACGTTCAGGTGCTGTGCAAGACGTGTCACAAGGCCAAGACTCGTACGGACTTTCCTCGTAAGAATCCTCCGTTCTGATCCGATGGGAAGGGGAATGCGGTCCGAAAGTTCAGACCGTTAGCCTCCAGCGATCCCGGTCCCAGCTCGGAAAACGCGCGCTAGGTGTGAGCCGGGATTTTGGCTTTGCGCCCTTCGCGCTGACCTGGGCTGACGTTGAAACGCCCCGTTATGTACCGCCCGGGAACGTACCCGTTAAGGGGGTCTGAAGCTCCGTTAGGGGGTGCCATGAGTCGCGCAAAGAACCCTGAGCTGAAGACAGGGAACGCGAATGGTGCCGCTGACGTTGAGCCGGCCCCGGTCGTGTACGAGGGTCGTGCGCCCCGTGTGCCTTCCCACCTGGGACCGACGGGCAAGGACGTATGGCGGAACGTGTGGTCTGCCGGTATGGGCGCGTTCAGCCCGGAGACGGACCGCAACCTGATCACGCGGTATTGCGAACTCCACGACCGACGTGACGCGCTCTTGGCTGAGGTGACACGAGACGGGCTGACCCAGGAAGGCAGTACGGGTCAGATCGTCGCTCACCCGCTCTTGCGCTACGTGGAGTCCACGGAGAAGGAACTTCGAACGATCGAATCGGCGATTGGGTTCACGCCTGAAGCCCGCATGCGCCTGGGGCTCGTGGCCGCTGAAGCACGGAAGGTGGCCGCTGGGCCCGAAGACTTTTAGGGGGTGCCGTGGCGAAGTGGGATGGAATTGACCCCGTCATCGCGCGGCACATTCCGAAGGATGCGGAAACCCCTTCTGAGGGTTACCGGGTAGCGAAGTGGATTGAAGAATTTTGCTACCTGACTGGGTCGTTCGCCGGCCAGAAGTTCAGGCTTCTGCCGTGGCAGCGCTCACTACTCGTGGACGCGTACGAGCTGACTCAGGACACCTTCGGCCGTTGGCGCCGGAAGCATCGCACGGTTGTCGTGTGCGTGGCGCGCAAGAACGGCAAGTCCACCATTGCCGCAGCGATCATGCTGTACCACCTGATCGCGGATCGGGCGGACGCTCAGCGTCAGATCATCGCTGCCGCCAACGACCGTAATCAGGCTCGTATGGTGTTCGACTCCGCGAAGCAAATGGTCAACGCTTCCCCGAAGCTTGCGTCTGTCTGCGACGTGCAGCGCGACGTGATCCGGTACAAGGACAACACCTATCGCGTGGTGAGCGCGGACGCGGGCAGGCAACAGGGTCTCAACCCTGCCGCTGTCTCCCTTGATGAGTACGCGTTCAGCAAGCACAGCGACTTGTTCGACGCGCTCACGCTGGGTTCCGCTGCCCGTAACCAACCGATGTTCCTGATCATCTCTACGGCCGGACCGGACCCCGATGGACCCTTTGCCGCACTGTGTGAACAGGGTGAGCGGGTCAACTCCGGGGAAGCCGACGACCCGACGTTGTTCTATCGCTCGTGGGGTCCGAAGCTGGGCGAGACGGTTGATCACCTTGACCCGGAAGTGTGGGCAGCGTGTAACCCGTCGTACGAAATCTTGAACCCGGACGACTTCAAGGCGGCAGCGCAGCGGAGTACGGAAGCGTCCTTCCGCATCTATCGACTGAGTCAGTTCGTGCGTGGTGCGTCCACGTGGTTGCCCCATGGGTTGTGGGACTCGTTGGCCACTGAGGCTGACGGGCTTGAGCCTGGGGACGAAGTGGTTCTTGGGTTCGATGGCTCGTGGAAGGGAGACAGCACAGCCCTTGTGGCGTGCCGTCTTCACGACCTTCGCGTGTTCGTGCTTGGCCACTGGGAAGCCCCGGCGGACGACGTCCATTGGCGGGTGCCCATGGCGGACGTACGCGACGCGCTACACGAGTCGCTGGACGTGTACCGGGTGCGGAACCTTGTCGCTGACCCGTACCGCTGGGAAGAGACGTTGGACAACCTTGAGGCTGACGGCTTCCCGGTTGAAGCGTTCCCCACGAACTCACTGAAGCGCATGGTGCCTGCCACTCAGGCTGTGTACGACGCGTGCCGTGATGGCCGGCTGAGTCACGACGGCAACCCTTCGTTGGCTCGACACATCGGTAACGCCGTACTCCGTGAGGACAAGAACGGGGCGCGCATCACGAAGGAACATGCTTCGTCGCGCCGAAAGATTGACCTTGCGATTGCCATGATCCTTGCCGTCCACGGCGCCGTGATGTGGCGCGAAGACAACGGCTCATTCATCAACTCAGCGATTGTCGCCACGTGGGACGGCGACGACGGGCAGGTGTTCACGTCGGGACTCCCCGGGGATGACGCGCTCTTCGCTGACATCTGAACCTACTCACCGTGAGTAGGTTCCCAATCCGCTGAAGGGGGCACTGTGGGCTTCTGGTCTGCACTCTTCGGGCGGGGGCAGTCTTCGGCACTTGAAGGCCGCGCGTGGGAACCGTACGACCCGGACCTTTACGGGGGCTTCAACCTTGCGGCAAGTGGCGAACGAGTCACGCCGCACGAAGCCCTTCAGGTGTCCGCCGTGTTCGGTTGCGTGCGGCTTCTGTCGGAGACGATTGCCACGCTGCCGCTGACAGCATTCAGCAAGCGTGGTAAGGCGCGGCGAGAGATCGTGGCGCCCGACTGGATTGACTACCCGAACGCCGAACCGGGCGGCATGGGGCGGATTGACATTCTGTCCCAGACGGTTCTATCGCTTCTCCTTCAGGGGAACGCGTTCCTTGCTGTCCGGTGGCAGGGTCCGAACATCGTTGGTCTTGATGTTCTCGACCCGACGAAGATCAAGGTTCACATGGTTCAGCTTGAACCGAATGGTGTGCGCCGGAAGGTCTTTGAAGCGTTCGACGTGGACGCCGACGGCAACGAAGTGTTGCTTGGTTGGTTCACGCCGCGCGACGTGTTGCACATTCCCGGGATGATGCTTCCCGGTGAGTTCGTCGGGTGCTCCCCGATCACGTACGCGCGTGAGTCCATCGGGCTTGCCCTTGCCTCACAGAAGTACGGTTCCAAGTTCTTCGCCAACGGCGCCATGCCTGGGGCTGTGGTTGAAGTCCCCGGGACCATGAGCGAAGAAGGTTTGTCGCGTGCGCGTGAAGCGTGGCGCGCTGCGAACTCCGGCGTGGACAACGCGCATCGGGTTGCGCTTCTCACTGAAGGTGCGAAGTTCAGCAAGGTCGCCATGTCGCCGGACGAAGCACAGTTCCTTCAGACCCGTCAGTTTCAGGTTCCGGAAATCGCGCGCATCTTTGGCGTGCCCCCGCACCTGATCTCCGACGCAACCAACTCCACTTCGTGGGGCTCCGGTCTGGCCGAACAGAACATTGCCTTCACGATGTTCAGCCTTCGCCCGTGGCTTGAGCGCATTGAGTCGGGATTCAACCGGCTGATCTTCGCTGAGACGGCGGACCGCTTCCGCTTCGTCAAGTTCGACTTGGACGAGATCAAGCGCGGGGCTCCGAAGGAACGCATGGAGCTGTGGTCACTGGGGCTTCAGAACGGCATTTACAGCATTGACGAAGTGCGCGCCGCTGAAGACCTTCCGCCCCTGCCCGATGGCCTGGGCGAGACGTACCGCGTGCCGCTGAATCTGGGCGACGTGAGTGCGGAAGACAAGCCCGCTGTGGAGCCTGCCCCAACTCCCCCGGCTATCGAGCCACCCAAGCCGGACGCCAACGCGCCGGCGGACGACGGGACACCACCTAATGACGGAAACGCGTGAACTGCGCGTAGCCGTTGGACACCTTGAAGAGCGCTCGTCAACTGACGGGCGCATTTCTATGCGCGGGTACGCGTACCGGTTCAACGAACTGAGTCACGACCTGGGCGGCTTCCGGGAACGCATTGTTCCTGGGGCAGGTGCTCCGGCGCTACGGCAGAACGATGTGTACGCCACCTTCAACCACAACGCTTCGGCTCTTCTCGGCCGGTCGTCTTCCGGGACGCTCCGCACGGGTGAAGACCGCGAAGGCGGTTGGTACGAGGTTGATCTACCCGACACGACAGTTGGTCGGGACGTCGCTGAGCTTCTGAAGCGCGGTGACCTCAAGGGTTCGTCCTTCACGTTCCGCGTCCTTGACGGCGGACAGCGTAGGGCGGAAAGCGACGACACGGAGACGGGTCTTCCGATTCGGGAGATCACGGCCATGGACGTCGTGGAGTTGGGGCCGGTCACGAACCCGGCGTACCCGACCACTCAGGCAGCGCTTCGCTCGATCACTGAGGCGCTGTCCATTGGGGAGTTCGCGCCCCCTACCGAAGAGCGCGATTCCCAGCCGGCGGACGTTGTCCCGGCTTCTCACCCTGCCGCGCGTGCACTGTTCCGCGCGCTTACTAAGTAAGGAGTGTCCGCATGGACGCGACTACCCTGAGCGCCAACTTTGAGGCGCGCGAGCGTGCGACCAACGAGCTTCGGACGCTGACCGACGAGTTCGCCGGCAAGCCCATGGACGGCGACGCGACCGCGAAGGAAGAGCGGCTTCTCTCCGCCATTCAGGACTTTGACGGCCGGATCAAGCGCGGCATTGAGGCCATCAAGGCGACGGACGCTGTCACTTCCCTTCTCGCTGGTCTGCCCGGTTCGGCCGTTGCTGACGGCGCCGGTACTCGTTCCGCTGACCGTTCGGACGCTGACATTCTGCGGTCGCTCGCGCCGAACGAGGGTGCGGAGTTCCGTGCGCAGCTCGACAAGACGGCAGGCGCCAACGCGCTTACCCGCTCCCTTTACGATCAGCTCATCGCTCAGGCTGTGAACCGGTCCACGATCATGCGCGCGGGTGCGACCGTGTTCAACACGTCGGACGGCAACCCGCTCGACTTCACCGTTGTCACGGGTCGTTCCACTGCCGCGATCGTTGCTGAGAACGGCACCGTGGGTGAGTCGTACCCGACGACGACTCAGCGGAGCATGGGCGCGTTCAAGTACGGCTACGCGTCGACCGTGTCTTACGAGTTCGCCACGGATCAGGTTCTTGACCTTGTCGGCTTCCTCGTTGGTGACGCGGGTCCGGCCATCGGTGACGCCATGGGTCGCCACTTCCTTACGGGTACCGGTACCGGTCAGCCGAAGGGCATCATCCTTGACGGCAGCGCGGCCACGGCTACCTTCTCCGCTGCCGCTGCGCCTACCTCGGTGCAGTCGGACGCGCTGATTGACCTGTCGTACGAGCTGAAGTCGGCGTACCGGTCGAACGCTACCTACGTGACGTCCGACAAGAACGCCGGAAAGCTGCGGAAGCTGAAGGACACGACCGGCAACTACCTGTACCAGCCTGCCCTTACGGCGGGT